GGCTGCGTCTACTGCGCGGGCTTCACGCTCTTCCATTTTCTTTGCGGTGTCGATAGCTGCGTCGCGCTGAGAAATTTCGTTCTCAATACGCTCGATTGTTGCTTGGTCATCTACGGTTAGTCCGCGCTTGTCCGCTTCGGCTGACTCGATTACTGTACGAGCCTGCTCGATTAGGTTGTTGCGGGCTTCAACCTGCGACTTTAGAAAGTCTGACATAGTTGTTACTCCTTGTTTGATTTGTGATTATGGATTCCCGCCAAGCTAACTCGAACGGATACTACGGGGAGCTGACTCGACCCGCTGTTTATATTCTACCAATCCGGGTAAAGAGCAACCCCGCCGGAAAGGAATACGGCGGGGTTGCGTGTCGAGAGAAAGGGGGAAATCCTCGACGGCCCTTATCGGGTTTCTTTAGCCTCTGTGACGCGAACTTCTTTAGCTGGAGCTGCGTTATCTAGCTCCCAGATTGCTTGCGCCCAAGCTTCTACATTATCAACAACTATTCCATATTCCGGATTACCTGAAGATTTTAGAATTGCTTCTTTGATTGCGTCCTTGCTTGCCATTTATAACCTCTTCATTAGTAGTTCGAATTTCTTCTTCTTTAGTTCCAGCGCGGTTAGCTCTTCGGAGTTAGCTTCAGCTTCGGCTTCTTCTTGTGGAGTTAGTCGCTGGATTACCTTTGTTAGAAGCTCGGACTGCTCTAGAGATAAGTCCTTGCCGTCTTCGATTGCCAGCATAGCGTCTGCTAGTTGGTCAGCGTCTACCTCTGCGCGTTTGGCTACTCCGTCGAATGAACGAACGGCTGCGGTTCCCGCGGTGGAACTATATGCGGGGTAGGCAACAACACTTACTTCAAAAATTCTGACAGACTTTAGAGTTCTTTCTGTTCCCTCGGCGTTCCAAGAATCTCCGCCCGCTGGAACTGAAAAGCCAAAACTCATAGCGTTTACGTCGCCGCGCTGGACTAGGGTTCGAACGTCGCGTCCTAGATTTGTGTCTGGAAGAATTGCGGTAACGCGTAGTCCATAGTTATCTTCTTCTAGCTTTAGAGTTCCAGCCCGGGTAGAACCAAGAACGCTTCCGGTGTCGTGGTTCCATAGAAGCTTGATATCGTTGCGTGCCTTTAGTGAACGCTTGAATGCTCCCGGCGCGATACGCTCGATAAACGGAAGTGGTTCGCTAGGGGAGTTGAAGACTGCGGCGTATCCGGTGAAGGTCATACCGTCGCCACCTTCAACGGCTCTCAGTTCGAACTGGACTTCGTTAGTTCGCTTTTCAATCTTTGCCATTTGTTCGCTTTCCTGACTTATGGTTGCGCGATTTTCTTCCTCTAGTCTAGCAACGACTCCCTGCGCATATTTCATAGCGCGATTAGCTGAAGATTTGCTAGGGCCACTTCCCCAAAGAAGGTGCGCGACAACTCCCGCGCTTGGATAATTTTCTGAAGTTGGATTTGCGTCCGGAGAATCTAGGTCGCCTAAGTGTCTAGCAATCCACGCAGCGATACGAACCCACTTATCAGCGGTGACGTTTCCTTCTGCCATAGCGCGGGCTTCTCTAACAGTTCTATCTACTAGACCGTCCCCGGCTAGACCTTGTGCGTAGTATTCAAGTCCACGTCTAGCGGCTGCTCTCATATACGCAGGTGGCGTAAGATTTACTGCGCGGTTTTCGTCTAGCTCTTGAATCTTTGTTAGAGTGCTGAATTTGTGAGCAACTAAAGTATCGGTAGCTTCTAGTCCTTCTCCGCCCGGGCGGTAAACACGAATCAAAGCGGCAGGGTCATCTTCGGTTCCAGTAATTGTGAAGTCGCTGTTTGGAACATTTATAGTTCCGTCCCGTTCGATTCTTTCAATTACTCCGCGCGCTCTTCCGCCAGAAGAATTCCAAGAAACGGAATCTCCAACTTCTAAAGCGTCGGGCGCTACCCTATCTTCTTCGTTAGGTTGCCACGCATTACAGTAGTTTCCGCCGTCTACGAATGCGTCCCAACGCTCGCACCACGCTTTATCTCCGTCGTCGTTTAGTCGGGCTTCATTGAAGAAGAAGCAATTTCCGCAGGCTCTACCTTCTGGAACATCTGGAGCTAGTGCCGGACGATAGTTATCTGGCAGATTTTCTTCGCCTTCGTCTTCTTCTTGTTCTTCTGCGTCTTCTACTTCGGCAGAAATTCTATCCGGCATTGGGATTCGCTGAAGCTTGAAGACGTTCATAATCATTAGGCGATTAGTCGAGTGATAAACTTCGTCTTCCAATTCGTAAACTTCTAGCCCTGCTAGTTCGCCTTCAATGAGTACGACCAAAGCAAGAACCTTCGGGTTTCTAATGTTCCAAGTTACCCAATCGCCAATTTTTAGTTCTCCGACGGCTGCGCGCTCTCCAACGAATTCGGTTTCTTCCGCTATCGATACTGCGATAGCTTGTTCAATTGCGGATTCTTTAGTGTCGTGGCAAGCAAGAAGTTCCCCGTCTTCTTTGACTACGGCCCAATTGTTAGGGCAGTCTGCGGATTTGTCCGTGATGTAATAGGGCAACTTATACCTGCTTCAGATAACTAATTGTGTGTCCGGCTTTTGCCGAGATTGCGTAAACGCTTTCTAGTGGATTCATTTCAAGTTGAAGAATTATTCCTTTATCTAACTTCAAACCAGTAGCTACCGATACCCCTGAGCCACCCAAGTAAACTGCGTCCGTGTTGTCGTTGTTGTGAATGATTAGACGAAAGTTAGAGTTGAAAGTTCCGTCAATAATTGACGGAACTGTTCCAACGGTGATAACTCCCGAACTTATCGCCATTACTGAACCTCGTAAACGCCTTCAGGATTAGCCGGGTCGAGCTGCGCGACTGGCTGAAGTTGTGTGCTTGGAACTCCGGTGTGCGGAATAGCTGGAAGACCTAGAGCTGCTAGAACTGCCTTTGGTTCGTATCCGGCAAGAACTAGCTTCTGCGCCATAGCTACCTTCTTGTCTTCGGTAGTGATTCTAGAATCGTCGATAGAAACGTTAGCTAGTGGAACTCGAACTTGGTCGGCTACGGAATCTGCCATTGGAGTTAGGTCTTCGAATCTGCGGATATCGTTCACGGTGTAATAACCCGCCTGAAGTCCGATTGAGTAAGACGTTGCTCGGGCCTGAGAATCTCCGCGAAGAAGTCCGTCTAGGTTGAACTTTAAGAATGCGTTTTCTCCGCCGGGGACTTCGTTTAGAAGCGGGCTGAATGCTACCTCTAGCTTGGTCACGATTGGGCGAAGTGTGTGCTGGACAAAGAAGATAGAGTCTTGTTCAACCGAAGCGTAAGCGGTCGAACCTTGAACTCCGAGCATATGGTTTGGAACGTTGAACGCGCGAGCTACGTCTTCGACTGATAGGCGACGTGAAGTTTCTAGCTGAGAGTTCTCAGGGTCTACTGCCGTTGGCTTCCATTCTGCGCCACCAGATAGAACTCCGGTCTTGTGTGAACGCTTTAGTCCACGGTGAGCTGAATCAAACCCACGGCGAAGATTTTCCGCCTGTTCGCTGTTTAGGTTTCCCGGAAAGGTAATGATTCCCTGCGGAGTTGCGCTGTTGCTAAAGAAGCGAGCTGCGTAAGATTCCAAAGCCATAGATAAACCGAAGTTATCTTTGAGAGCTTCGACTCTAGCCATTCCGCGAATCTCACCCGGACGAACTAGGTCAGAAATAAAGATAACGTCTTCGGAGCTAAGAAGATTTTTCTCTCCTTGAACTTCGAACATTACACGTCCGATACCGTTGCGTCTTATTTGGACTTTGTGCGGGTTTAGTGGAACTAGATTTACAACTTGACCGCCCGAACGGAAGACGCGAATAAAAGCGTTGCCGTCGATTAGAAGCGAAACGATTACCGACTGCCAGAATGCGGAAGGCTGTTGGTCTAGGTCTGGTTTAGAAACCCAAGCTGGCTTCGGACGGAATGGGCCACGTGCGCCGTCGCGTCGAATGTAAGCGTCTAGGGGAAGCGTAGAGATTGTGTCCGAGATAAGAGATACCGCAGACCAAATCGCCGTAATCTTGAACGCGGTTTCTGAGTTGATAACCGTTCCAGACTGATTCAGGTCGGTTAGGTCTTCGCCAGCTCCCCATAGGGTTTGAAAGCTTATTGCCCTTTTCTCAAAAAGGTTATTCAACATTAGTTACGCTCCATAGCAATTCCAAATAAGACCGCCGCTGTTCCAGCGACAATAAGAGAAACGGGAATCGAGATTAGAGCAATTCCCGCAACGATTAGCGCGGCTCCGATTATTTGAATTACTGTTGCCATTATTCACCCTTAGAAAAAGAAGTCGGGAACCATTTCTTCTATTCTACTGCTAACTGCTCTATCGAAGGCTATTACTGCCGCTACCGCTGCGTCAATCTTGCGGGGAGAATGACGGTTCTCTTTTACGATACGGATTCCCAAGTTGTCTATCTTTGTCACGGCGTTATCTAAGTGCCTTGATAGAACTGGGCTTCCGTCGTGTTCTA